ATGAATGGATCTGAATTATATGAAACCTTTTCAAATATCAATGGTGGATGCTGTGGTGTTGACTCGATATAATAAACACCACTAATTAAAGAGTTACTATGATTGTGCATACCTTGAGATTTGTCTGACTTTGTGTGATTAATCCAAGACTCATGTATCCAAAACTCTTTGTAATCTAACGTCATAATATTGTCAAAGTAGTCTTTGATACAATCCTCAAACCAAACTTTCAATTCTCTTAATTCATCATTCTCTACAATATTGGAGCTTTCACTTCCAAATTGTGTAGTGTCTGGATTACCATCAGTCTGTCGAACATAATTTAAATTATCAACATTTGGTATGATCGGTGGATTTGGATTTTGATAAATCTTTACCACACCAGCAGGAAAAATAGGTATTCCATTATCCATTTCTATTCCTCTTCCACAGGCCCATATAGATCTTTTCCGACTAACGCAGTCCATGATACACGAAAGTATCTATGTGCCCACATATGTATCATATGTGCGATCTGTTGTGTCTCTTGTTGTGTATCATCTTTACACCTTAATTTACAAACTCTTGCAAATGCCATCAATGTTCCAGACCAATACCACTCTGTATACATATTCTGTGGTAAGACCATTCTTGCCATCTCTGGTGCAACATCAGCCTTTAACAGATTGTCATATGTCTGTTTCACAAACTCAATCGAACCATTGATATTATATTCGATAGTCTCATCACTAGAACCTTGTTTTTTGTTCTCTGCCCTAAGTCTCCATTTTTCTGGAATATAGAACTCTGGTTCGTCATCTACATATCGTCTTGACACTTCATTCCACACCAAACCGACTTGGTGTTTGACAAGTTGTCGTGCAACAAAGATTGGAGCCTTAATACGAAACTGCAAACTGCAATGTCCAAAAGGACTCCAATGGTCATGTTCTGCAAGATAGTTGATGAGTTTTTCATCCTTATCAGAAAACTCATCACTCTCTTTTGCAAAGGATACACGGGCAGCGTTCACTACAGTGAGGTCACTGCCCATATGGTCAATTAGGTCTACGTTCATTAAACTTCTTTCTTCGTGGGTTATAACCCTTCGGCCACTCTGGTTGCCTAGACGCAAGTTTCTTACATCTCTCTCGCAACTCTTCGTTAGACTTCTGCAACTCTGCACAATCGTGCTCGAGTTCGTTAATACGATTTTTCGTTTGCATCGTTTCCAAGGCCTCAAAACCTTGATTTCTTACAGCTTGATTCATAATATCTCCTATATTGGTAAAGTTGCTGTTCTTTCTAAAAAGTTTAATTCTCTTGCGTTTGCTTCTATTTTTTCTTTTAACCCCTTTGTAATTAATCTACCGACTGAATCTGGTTCTAAATCATTTTTTTCACAGTAAAACAATACTGCATCCATATGTGACATTTTCATATCTTTTGCGAGGTTCTCTATCTCCAGAGAAAAGGTTTTGGGTGTTTGCATTATTCGTGTTCTCCACCTACATCGTTTTTATCTAATGGTATTCTTTTACCATTGTGATATATTGCCCTTGCACGACTTGGTGTGCTTGTTGAAAACGTATCAAAAAAATTAGGGTTTCGTCTTGCAGTTTCAAATGTTCCAACAGTAACCACTATTGCAGCAAGGAATAGTGCGTGTGCAACCATACTGATACCCATAGCCCAAAAACTACCGATATACATGGAAAATACAATACACCACATCCATGCAAGTATCTGTAACACCATGTGCCTTACTTGTAGATCTGGAATATGTTTTAGGGGATTTTTGTTATGGTTCATAACACCATTCCAAGAATCATAAATAAGTTCTCTCATATCAATTACCTTCTCAAATGTTATTTTCAGTGGATAGTGTGCATCTACTGTATCCTTAAAATCAATCGCATCATATAAGTCAGTAAAATGCCTTATAATAGTTTGATTTTTAAAATAACCTTTTACACGATACATACTAACTCCATAATAAGGTGGTGGGTTTCTGTTGCTAAGTACCCACCGAACTCCATGAGATTAAGCAGCTAGTGCATAACCCTCGATTGCAAAGTTATCGTTTGCATTTACTCAATTGACCTATTAGGCGGTCATCCCACAATTCTCCACGCATCTATCTCTGTCTGTCGATCCTATTTCGCCCCCATCATAAGCACACGATAACTGTGCCTTCATGTGTTTATGGTGGAGGCGGAGGGTACTGCCCCCTCGTCCAGTCCAGTATTCAACTTGCATCAACAAATTGTATTATATTTATACCATACCTATGTTTTGTTGTCAAGTGGTTTCCATTCTTTTATTGTATCAATTAACATTGGAAGATATTCAGTTTTATCCTTAACAAATTCTTGGACAACACCATCCTCTGATACAACTAAAATTACAACTTGATTAATTTCAATCCCAGTTCGTTCCTCAAACATCTCTGCGTATGCAGATGCTTGAATGTAGTAGTTCTCATTGTAAGAATCTTTTCTTTCAGAGGTTGAGGTTTTGAAGTCAATGATTGATAGTACACCATCATACTCTGCGATACAATCTACACGACCAGCTATCTTATACCTGTCAGAATACAATCCACACTCTTGTGCATGAATGTTGTCTATTTTTTGTATGACAGATTTTCGTAACTGTTTGAAAAGAGCATAGGGTAAAAATTTCTTCTCGTGTTCTTTCCATTTCTCTGGATAATCAATGTGCATATTGTTTAAGTAATCTTCACACATATGATGGACATGAGTTCCACGAGTTGCAGCCTTTCTTGCGACATAGTTTGCAACATCGTTACCAACTCTTTTTCTCCACTCAAAAAGACCTTTTTTGTTTCTTACCGATAAGACTGTAGTGATGGATGGATAGAAGTTTCCATCTGGTGTCTCATATAATCTTACTTTATCTTTTGTAGTTGCCTTTATTTCGGTCAACTCCACAGGAACATGATTAAAATTCATAATTAAATATTTCGCATCCTTTCTACTAATCTGTCTGCTCTATTTGTTACTTGACGATACCATCTGCTGTCAACCATCTCATCTGCGGCTGCGTTCCAATCTCTCGCATCTACACCACGTTTCATGCCTTTGAATCCTGACAATCTTGGTCGGCCCATGTTGAACATCATATTTGCGATTATTCTTTTAGCTTCTTCTGGCAGATCGTCAAAGTCTGGGTATAACTTGTAGCAGTCTGACACGACTGTTTTGATATCCTCGTTGAAGGCCTCAACGCATCTATCGTTACTAACTTCCGTTCCGACTTCCCATCCGTTTTCTGGGTCTGATTCCCTAACCAGATGGCCGATGCCGAAAGTAGGCAACCCAAGATGATCAAGGTAAATTTTTTCAACATTCCCTTCATCATATTCTATCTCTTCTCTTAATTTTTCTATATCCATTATTCTATCCCCATTCCTAACTTGGTCTTTTGTATTAGATAGTTTCTCACAAAACCAGAACGAACTATATCGCCTATATTAAATTCCATACAATTAAATTCATCCATCTCTTGTAGAATTTGTAAGAAATCCATAAGACCATTACGTTCATTCATTCTGGTCAAATCAGATTGTCCAAAATCACCACAGAAAAATATCTTTGAGTCTTGACCTACTCTGGTCACAATAGTATCTAGTTCGTGAAAGTTTAAATTTTGACATTCATCTACTATGATGATACTATTGTCAAAAGTTAGACCTCGTAAGAATGATGTTGACAGAAAGTAGAAACTACCCTGTGCTTTTATTCTATTGTACAGTGTTTCAAACGCCTGTTCATTTGGTTGTTCAAACATAAATTGCATCATATTAGAATATGGAACTTGATACAGTGCAGCTTTATCTTCTTCATCGCCAGGCAGAAAACCAATCTCCCTTGTAGGAATAAGTGAACGAACCATAACGACTTTATCGAATGGTGTTTCGTTTCTTAACACCTCTGAGAGTGCAAGATATAGTGATACAAAAGTTTTACCAGTTCCAGCACAACCAAATAGAAATTGGTTTTGACCTTTCTTCCAAGTATCAAAAACAACTTTTTGACTATCTGTTACTGGTTTGATTTGATTTAGTTGACTGTATGTAATTTCTTTTTGTTTCGCCATTATATAATCCTATTAAAAAGGTGGAGTAGTGGTAGATGGATAACCTCAGCATTTCTACCAACTACTCCTTTTTTTGTATGAGTGCTGAGTGTGAAAAGATTAATTTGCACCTCATACACTACTATTTATATTAGTATAGTCCAGTAGATTTACTCTTTTTAAATTCCTTACTTAAATTTTGTCCACCCACATCTATGAGTTTATGTTTCTTTGCAACATTTCGCACTTTGTTCTGTGTAATAGTATCTGTCTTATTAACCTTATCAGCAAGTGGTGAGTTTGGATGTGAGTCTGCAATCTTTGACATCACTTCATTAAAACCACCATCTGTTTTAAATGATCTACCTTGAACACCAGAAACAATAGCTGGTGCGGTGACAACCTTTTCACAATGTGGATTGTTCTCTAAGAACTCTTGAAGTTCACTCCAACTACAGATAGTATCATAATACTCATCTTCATCTTTATTTCTAATTGTATATGTTGGCATTAATGTTTATCCTCATGTATTAAATATCTGTCTATAGTGAGGCCCTGATAAAGGTTGATAACTTAATTTATTTTTTAATGTTTCGTTTTCCTCAACAAGTTCCTTGTTTCTTTTCAGCAGGGCATAATATGATTTTGTGAGTTCAGCCATATCCATCTTGACAATCTCTTCTTGAAATTTTATCCTCTTAGCTCTTTCCTCTTTTCTGCGAGATTTACTATATTCATAGTTTTCTCTCCACTGTGGGTCTTGTCGTAGTTTCCATAAAATCCAGTCATAGTATCGTTTTGGCTCTGGGCCTGGATTATAAACCATTCTGGTTTCTCCTTATTTTTCCAAGTCGCAAATCTTTTCTTTTCATTTATATAGTAGTTGCGATAGGCGGTGATTGGATCACCTTCTACCTTACAGTAATCAGGCATTGCCTGTGGAATCTCTGTTCCTTTTAC